ACTCTTTGGCTATGCGCTTCTCTGCAAATTTTTCGGCTGATGTAAGAACGTCACGCCCTTTACTTTCTACGTAAACGGCATATTTCATTCCGGCGACTACTACTAACGTATATCCTTCGGTATAACTTCCGCCAACCTGTAAGGCTAAACGTTCCCCTTCTTGTGCGCCGATATTTCCGCCCTTTTCTGCTTTAAAATCTATATTTAAGGGCTTCCCGTCCTTTAATACTACGTAACCCATTGAAGAACGTAAGTTCCCGGTTCGGTCTGTAAAACCGCGTTCTTCCGGTATGGTCTTCGCCATACTTATGGCTTCTTCTCCAATACGGCATAGGCTTTCTATTATCTGCCGTTCAATATCAAGCAGAAACGTCCTAAACGTACCGTCTATATCTCCCGTAAAATTCGCTTCTATACCCATAGCCTACAATGCAAACGCCCTTTATCAAATTTCAAGCACTCACCGGAAATTCTAACTACTCCCGAAATCTTAGCTTCTTCCATAGTATGCTGGTTAAGCAACTGCGAAGGCTCTAACGGCTTATCCGCTACCGCTATTTCCACGCCTTCGGGTATTCGTTCAACACCTTTAGGAATTTGTATTAGCGACGCGAACGTAACGAAACGACCATTTGCAGTTTGTATCTGCGTACCCTTCCCGTTAGTTTCTTCCCGGCAAACACTATGTAGCGTCCATTCTGTTTCGGAAGCCTGCCAACTACCGTTAGCGGCTTGTACGGCTTCGCCGTTAGTACGCTTGTATAGATAATGCGGGTATTGTCTATTTGCTACGTCCGTTACCATCTATTACTTCTACTTCTGACTTTCGGCGTTGTGACCGGGATAATACCCAATTCGCCGCAAGTCTGATTATACCAAAACTTAATAGCTTCCCAATTCCAACTAACAGAATAGCCGCCTTCGCTAACGTTGGCAAGTGGTATAATAGTTCCAAATTCGGCACAAAGCGCGCGTTTGGCGGTTATTACATTTACTTCCTCTGTCGGGTTCGGTATTGCTTTTTGTTGGTTGGTTAAAATAAGTTCTACGTCTGCGCCTTCAATATCGAAGCGCGCCGTAGTCCGAGTAAACCATTCTTTATATGTCATAAGCTAAGCAGTTAGCCGGGAAGACCGTTAAGCCTTCCCGGTATTGGTTAGTGATTCCATGCAGAATTATCGGTAGACATTAACCACGAACGGGAAGAAGTAAGCCACGCCGGGAAAGCGTTAGCGATTCCCATTGTAACTTCCTCTAATGGTTCTTCGTTAGCGAACTTCTTAATAAGTGTATGACCGTTCAAAGCCTTCATAGCTACGCTACCTTTTACGTTCAAGTCGGCAGGCTTCTTCCAATAAGTTGCACCTAATACCTTACTTTCGGTAAATAATACCACGTTTTCGGTAAATGGGTTCCCGGTATAACGTTCGCCACTTGGAAGCTCTACGGTTATGTCTTGGTCGATAACTACAATCTGCAAGCCCTTCAAGTAAGGAAGCGTTTTTAACGCGTTGTTTACTTGTTCAAGACTTGGCGTTTGTTGAAGGTTCAAAGCGTTCACAGCGAATGAAGCGCAGGTTTTCTGCACTTCTGCGGTTTCCGCAAAAGTCGCGAACGTATCAAGGGACATAAACGCGAATTTCAGAGACACACCCTCTTTCTTTGCCGCTTTTACAACGTTCTTGAAGTCCTTAGTAATAGGCTTCGCGGAAGCGGAAGTAGCCCAATTCGCCGAACCTGTTTGAAAGCCTAACTTTCTTTCGGCTGGGATTTGGTAATCTACATCGTATTCGCTAATTACAGAACCGTTGTTTTCGTTAGTAAGCGTAATCTTACCTAAAGAAATTTCCTGCAACGCCATCCACTCCAAACGGGCGGCTACTGCGTTCCAACAAAAGTTAGTATCTTCTGCCCATGCTTCAACCAAAGCGCGAAGGTCGGGATTCTGTGAAGTCATGGCTATCATAACTTCGTAATCCGTAAGTTCGTCTTCGTTCTTGGTTCTCTTTACTGCAATCTTCGGTATATCGCCTTGCAAGCGCGCAATAGCTTCGCGCGTCTTCTTGTCAATAGTCGCGCCACGTGCTACCAAATCGGCAGCTATTTTAAGCCCTACCTGTGCTTCCAACGCCTTCCACGTTAAAGTATAAGTTTCCTTCAATGGGAAAAGCGTAGGATAGTAGTAAGGCTTCAAATCGTAGGTATTAATAACGGCTTGCATGTCTTTTTCTTCAAGTCCGCGCATTAATGTTCTAATCATAATTTAGTGCCTATTAAATTAAACTAATTCCGGGTAAAGCGGCTTTAATTTCGTCGCTAATAGCCGGGATAACACTCTCTTTAAACTGCCCAATAGTAACGGCTGATACAAGGTGGTTACTAAGGGCTTCCACGTCGTAACTATCACCTACAAGGGCTTTAGGTGCGTACTTCAACGCGGATGCAGTGTCTGCGCTTTGTGCTGCTGCCTGCATAAGCGTTGCGCCTACTGCCGCTACTTCCCCTAAAGTCGTGCCTACGGTAATAGTATCGTAAAGCGTTTCCGACTTATTAATAGAAGTAATAGCGTATGCTTTTGCCCCTTTCTTCAACATCACGAAGTCGCCTTCTTTGAAGTGATGTCCTTTTGCTACTTTGTAGCTTTTGGTTGTAGCGGTAGCGGCTTCGGTAAGTCCTGCTGTCTTTACCACGTGATAAAGTCCGGCATTATCTTTGCCACCTATTGCCGTTCCTTCTCGCAAAATACCGCCTGCAACCAATTCGGAAGAACAAACGGTAACGCCGTTAGGAATGTCCGCTAACATGTGCGTACAAGCGTGTACTACGCGCTTATCCTGCTTTCTGTCTATCTTCAACATCTTAATATTGAATTAACGGTTAAACTTCTTTGCCTGTAAAGGCTGTTTTACTCTCGGTCTGCGCTTTAATGTAGTCTGCTACGCCACTACTTACACCTTCTTTGTTCACGGCTCCAAAGATTGGCTTTTCGTGTCCTGACAGCCCAGCGTCTGCGCGTTCTTGTGCTAAGGCGGCAATATCGCCTTGCAAGTCGGCTATATAGCCGTTAAAGTCTTCGTCGCTTTGGAAGTTGTTAGCCCGGTCGAAATTCTTAATAAGCATTTCGCGTGTGCTTCCTTCTAACTTAGCTTCATCCAACTTGGCTACAAATAGTTCACGTCGTGACGTTGCCACCTTATCAGCGTTCATTTCGGTAATGCTACTTTGCACGCCCGAAAGTTTGCTATCAATAAGTTTGCTTATCGCGTCGAGCGTTATCGCTCCGCCCGGTTCCGGCTCGTTTGCACCAGCAGGCGGCGTTTGCTTTCCTTTCTCTACGAAGTCGTACTTTTGTTTAAGCCCGTCTTCGTATGTCTTGTTAGCTTTCGCTATCTCTGCATCTGCTGAACTGCGCCAGCTTGTTACAAATCCGCTAACTTTTTCGGCGGTAAGTTTACCTACTACTTCGTTAGCTTCTTCTTCGGTTGTTACTTGTAATCCGATAACGGATGCCAACTGTTGTAAACCGTCTTTTCGCACGCCCTCGAACTTAGCCGTAAGTAGTGCTAAAATCTTTTCTATCAAATTCATAAACTATTTTTTTGTTAATACCGGAAGCAAAAGTAGCGTATTAAGGTGATACGTTTCTTAAAAGAGGAAGCAAACACTTCGCTAAAACTTCCAAATAGATATTTTTCGCTTAATTGGTTAAGTTGGTTCTTTATTGGTTAGGTTGGTTCTTAGTTAGTTTAGGTTAGTTATGTTAGTTCATGGTTGGTTAAGTTGGTTCATGTTGTTTTTGGCTTAAATCAACTAATTCGCGCCGTTAGTTCTGTTTAATCATGAAATCCACTAAAACAAGTGGAACAGCAAGAACAGAAACAATAGGCATACAATAAGCATACAATAGTACCTGTTTTTGCCGTTTCTTTTGCCCGCTATTGAACTTTATCTTCTTTTGCGGGTATTCTATTGTCTATCTAATTAAAAGTGTCTTAAAGGCTCTTATTTTTTATTTCCTCTTTTTGGAACTTTTTGAATTTCTCTGTTTGCTGGAATCTCGTACGCGAATAAACAACAACAATATAATATCAATAACATATACATAAAGGTTAGTTACCCTTGGTTTAGGTTGGTTTGGGTTAGTTGTTGGTTCTTTATTGGTTTCAGTTGGTTCGGTTAGTTCTTTGTTGGTTAAGTTAGTTCTTTTCTGTTTACGTATCTAATTGTGGCTATTTTGTTGGCTATGTACCAATTCTTTTTTATTTTTGCGTCTGTTGCTGGGGAGAAATCCGGCAAATTACGAAAGCGTTAGGCTTCTTGTATTGAAAATCGCCAATTTCCAAATCGAAAAGAAGACCATTTTTAACGCCTGCTTTGTCGTATATCCATGTTTGATATATCGGCTAAGCGTGGGTTATGGTTTGTTTCGATGGGCGTTTGGCGATGCCTCAATACACGAACCGTAAAGACCCACGCTTTCGCATTTTATAATAACTGCTTGTTTGGGTCAGCGGGCACAAAAAAAAGAAATAATGAAAAAGTTTTTTTTAGCAGTATTATCGTGTATGTTACTTCTTTGCGGTTGTTCTAATGATGACGACCAAAGCCACTATTCGGAAAAACAAGAAAAAGCATTCGCTTTATTTAATGGTACTTGGGCGGATACACAATTTTCAAATCTTGGTAACTATCCGGGGGCTGAACTACAACCCGACCCGGATAAAATTATCTTTGGTACTCACTACCAAACACCCAAAGAAGTAACCGAGAATAGTTACATGAATGGCGAAGCGGTTCTTTTTGATGCACAAGGGGAATGTACTTATTATAGTATGCCTTATAAAGGTGCAGAATATGAAATAATCAAATGTCTATATAACGTATCACCGAAAGCTGATATACTTTCCTTATGGTCTATCTCCGAAAATAAATCCTATCACGTATATGATATGTCTATAAAAAGTGAAACGCAAATCTACCTTTACCAAAGTGGAATAACGTTACCTTATATTTTCGCAAAACAATAACTCAAAATATATAAATACTATGAATTATAATACAAGTAGTCTTCAAAAGGCAGAAAAAGAACTTATTGTAAACTTCTCAATAAGTGAAGTCAAAGCGGCTATTATGTCTATGTTTGATAAATTCCCGTCTAAATACATTCTTCGTAAAAATGATATAAATGAAGTCTTTAACACCTATCATTTCCCTATCTCTAATAACCTAAACCCTGCCATTGCTGATATAACACTTTCCGAAATTGAAGAAGGAAAAACTAAAATACAAATGACTGTAACCAATGCTTATGGCTCTGTTTCTTCTAATTCTATTTTAGCAGGAATAATTAGCGATTATCTATTAGTATTAGGAAAAGTATTAAGCGGCGAAAAAATGGAAGATATAGAGCAGACTGTTAAAAACTCTGGCTGTATGGTTACGATAATTATACTTATCGCGTCTGCTGCCCTCATGTCGTTTGTTATATTGTAGCAAATGAGTACTTCTTGCTATTGCTTTGTCTGTTTGGTTACGTTTGGCTTTATTTGTTCCGGTTGTAGTGTGCCTAATTGCTGTTAATTGCTTATATATACTCCGCCGCCCCGGTCTTTCTGAATTTGTTAAGTCTTGATTATTAGTTATATTTGCAGAAGCTAAATTTATTCAATAATGAAAACGCCCAAAATACAAACAGACAAAGGGAAGCAACCCGTTACGGTTGTTCCTAATGAGCATTTAGTAGAAGCCTTCTTAGGCTGCTGTAACGTATCAGAAGACGAAGAATTAGTAAGACTGCTTTGTTATGCTGAACCGTCCAATCAAAAAGCCGCTACAATCCTACGACAATGTTTAACAGAAGGTCGTAGGTTGGTTCCGGTCTATCCGGGATTAGGAAACACACCGCCGAAAGACGCTAACTATATAGGCGAAATTTTCGACGGTGGTCTTTACCTCGTTTAAGGCTTCTTTAGTGATTTAATAAACGCTATTGTTTCCGCGTATTCCGTAGGTAGATACTTTTGGAATACGCGGTTTCCTATGAATGTATTCTCAAAACAATGTGCAATGTATTCGGCTTCGCTAAATCCGTACGTTTTAAAGTAGCTGGTAGAATGTCCCCAACCAACCGAATTTATAAGACTTTTTAATGTATCTTGTACGCTACAAATTTGCTCTATAACATCCTGCTTGGTTATACCTCGCTTCGTAAATGTTTCGTCTTTCATTGAACGTATTTTAGCGTAAAGCCTATCCAATCTTTCGGAGACTACTTTAGCGTACATTACTTTGGTTTTAGTCTCCTTTACAACGTATTCCCTTTTCTGACCGTCGTAATACATTTTAGTCTTCGTACTATTTACCCGCTTTTGTAGGCGTTCTATTTGCTTTGTTCTAAGTTCTCTTACTTCTTTGCTGAACCTTAACCCGCGCTGCCAATCTATCGCGTGCCCGAACTCATGGTAAACAACTTTCTTTCTTCCGTACGGGCTATCTCCCGAACGTTTTCCATAATCTAAATGCACCCGTTTTTCTCCGGGACTGTAATAAGCCCCTTTGTCGCCTTTGTGTATGGTTAATCCGATTGGGTTTGCTGGGTCTATTAAATCGAAGAAGTCTTTATTAAAAGTGTAGTCGTCGCCGCGTAACCACTCTTTACCCTTCTTAAATTCGCTTGGCATATTTTTACTGTATTCCTGCTTAGCTTCTTCCGCTTTAGCCTTTTGTAGTTCTGCCTTAGCGTCTATTAATGCTTGCTGCAGCTTTGGTATGCAATCCCCGTAATAGTTTGAAGTCTTTATTTCGTTTTGGTTATAGATTCGCGTATACTTATCTGCAAGGTCTATGTAATCGTTTAATAGCTCGTTTTCTATGAAGGTATATAACGCGTTCTTTGCGGTGTTCCATTTGTCTTGGTTACTATCCATGCTTGACTGTACCCGCTTTATTTCTGCCGCTAAACCTTCGCGGTTTCCTGCCGTACGTAGTGCGTCTATCGCGCTAAGGTCGCCGCCAAAAGCATAAGCCCAACGTCTAAGGCTACTTATTACGCTGTCAAACTCTGTACAAGGTTCTACCTTCTTTTGTGGTATAACCCGGCTTAATCCGCCGCTAATCTTCCCGCCTTTAAAATTGTCACGAATGTAGTAGGGCATAGACTTCCAGCCCTTAGCGCGTTCTTCTATGCTACTAACGTAATCCCGGAAGGCTTGCGGTACGTCTTTAATTGTCCGTCTTGAAGGAAGGCTTTTGTACTGTGCCCCTTTAACAATAGCCTTCAATCTATTAGCCCGGTCTTTATTATATTCGTCGTAATCCGACATTATAGGCACAACAAAACAGCGGCATTGCGGATGCCACCCCACGAACTTAAATGTTTTCGGATAATCGCCCGCCAAAGTATCGCAAATATCCACAAACGGAACGGGTTCGCCTTTGGAATTTTTAATAGTGTGGTTATTACTTAACATTACACGAACCCCTACAACGAAATCTAATTGCTGCCAGCGTAAGTATTCGCTTTCCCGGTATGCCATGTTTACTTCGGTGCGTGTCAATCGCTGGGAGTTCTTTGCGGAAGACCTGTAAACGCCCTGTCCGGGGTGGTATAATTTCGCCGCCTTACTTAATCTAAGGTTTCCGCCCTTATCCCGGACGCGTCTATAAAGCCTATCAGGTTCATTTAGATATTTCCGTAAATCCCTACTAAGTTCTTGCGCGCTTTTACCTTCTCCCAATCCTATATCTATTCCCAACTCCATAGCGTCCTTAAATTCGCCCGCGTACTTCCAAATCTTTTGACTAAGATTCAAACCACCTTCTTTGCGGTTCTGAAATGCGCTAAGGGCTTCAAGGTTGCGCGCTTGGTATCGTTCGGTTTCCTCTTTGCTTAGCTTTGACGTATGAAGTATCGAAGCTAAAAACGCGTCGTTCTTTTGGCACGCCGCCAGCCATTCGGAACGCTGCCCGGTAGTAACTACGGCTTCAATCTTACCAGCAAGCCGAGACACAATACCGTGCGCCTGCTTCTTTGCCTTCGGGAAGTCGTCAAAGTTAAAAGTTCCGTCCGCAGGAAGGTTAATCTTTCCTGCAAGGCTTGCAAACTCATCCGCCGCCGTTTGGTACAACTTGGCTACTTGCTTCGCGTAGCGTTCGGTTCTTGTGTAGTGTTTCGCGTCAAATCCGCGAAGCTGTATTATTAGCTGGTTTTCTTTCGGCATAGTTATTTTCTTTAAAAATCGCGTTTAAGCGCGTTTCGCTTCTTTGGTATTAGTTATATTGCCGAAGGTGCGAAACGCGCAGAAATCGAAGAAAAACGTATTAAAGTGATACGATTACAAAGCTAAATAGTCGGTTCGTTCTGATAAAAGCTATTTTCCCGGTCTTCTTCCGCAAGTATTGCCGCTTCTTCGTCGTCTACATTATCCGCCCACCCTAAACGCTGAATAGTTGCGCGTCGGCTTGCTATTTGCTTTCCGCCGTTAGCTGCTGTAAGAATATTAATCTTACTAAGTTCGTCTTCGATAATGTAAGGCACTATTTCCGGTTCCACTATCAAACGGTCGCACCCCTTAGACCATTCTAAGTGTGCTTGCTTGAAGAAGGCTTTAAGAATATTCGTCCTTCTCTGCAGGTACTCTGAAAATATCTCACTCTTATCCTGTACCTTCAAATGTGCATCCATGAAAAGAAGTTGCAAGGCTACGCCGGAAACTGCGCCTATTCCCTTGACTGTATCAAATGAAATGTCGGGCGTTTGGGTAATCGTATAAATCATTCTTAGAAGCGTCTCTATTTCAAGTTTCACGCTTTCCGGTGCGTTCTGCCATGCTAAGTATTCCGCGGTAGCTCCTTCTTCGCCTTCAATGATAGCCCCAGCTTCGCCTTTACGAGCAAAGCCTACTACTTTTCCCTGTACGAAAATCTTAGGGCTGGCGTGGTAATCGTTCGTATCGGCAAAATTGGAAAGCAACTTTTCTAAACGGTCTATAAGACTTTGCACGTTCTACTTGTGGCTGACACGCGTAAACAACGGGTATTTTACCTATTGTTAAGTCTTTCGGGTAGCCTTCCACTAAAACCCAATTCTTACCCGCTACTTCACCGTCTAATCCGTCGCAACACCATAGGTAATGTTTCTTGGAAGTGTAGGTTTCAAAATAGGTTCGTGTAATCATATCGCGGTCTTTGCGCGTGAACTCCCGGCTAAAGGCTACCATGTCGCGCGCTTCGTCAAAATAGGGGTAAAGTCTATCTCCAAACATCGGGCTAAATACGGCTACCTTAAACTTCTTCTTCGTCTTAAATCCATAAGTATCGTGTTCTTCTGTATCTACCGGATACCAAAGTTCCGCTACTTCGGTCGTGCTATATAGGTTTCGCGCTACACGGCGGTTTAATGTCTTTTCTTTAACATCGTGGAAAACGCGGTTTATTGCCTGTAAGACTGCTTTTTCTTCGTCGTCGTTCGGGTTGCTATTGTATGTTACCGGATTCCCGAACGTGAAGGCTACGGCACGTTTTACTATTAATTTCTGAATAGCCAAAGCTATACGCGCCACGGGTTCAACTCTGAAACCTTGCTCCGTAGTTTGTTCTACATTGGGGTTCACATTCTTAACCTCGCCGTATTCGTCGCTGTCCTTATCAACTACTACAATCTTATCCGGTCGCTTAACACGGTCGTTAATATCGTGCTCTTTGGGGTTATACTGCATCGCATATTCCTTCGCGTTTGGTTCTGTACTCAAACGTCCGCTTCTCAACTCGCTAACGACTTTACTAAGGTCTTCGCTTTCTAAAAGTTCTTCTATTGTCATAGCTATAATTATTAAGTTATCTAAATATCTTATTTAAGTTTTGGGCTTGCGTTCCTCGCTTCTCAACCGTTCCTGTTAATGCGTCCGGCGCATCATCGTGGGCGTTTTTCCCGGTCTTCTTATATTGCGTTATTGCCTTATAGAATTGCGGGTAAAGATGTTCCCAACCCTTCGGGAAATATGTTAGGTTCTGAACTTCTGCTGAATGATTGAAAATACGAACGTCTTTATTTTCTGACTGATGAAACCACGTTATAGAAGTCTTCCGGTTTCCTAATATGCGGCATTGTGCTTCAACGTTCCGGGCAAATCCACGCCCGCCGTTATTGCTTTCTATAATGGCTTCTTCTACGTTGTACTTGGTAAGTCTTCGCGCCGTTTCCGGTTCTGTTACTTCCA